AGCGGCCCAGTTACCAGCAGTTGCCAGGTTGGCGTTGGTGGGGTTGTCGCCAGAGTCAGACCACTTAGTACCCATCACGTGATAGGTGGAGTGGTAGTCAACCGAAAGCACGTCCTGCTTAGACAACACGTTGCGATCAGCTTCAATCCGCAGGTCCTGCTGAACACCCTCAAGGATGGTGCCGGACTTGATCAGATAGCAGTAGAACTCACGTTGGTGACCGGCTGTTCCAGGAACAACAGTGTTGACCTGGCTGTCGACGATCACCCTCATGCCAGCGAATTCGCCGACTTCACGTGCTCCGATACCGACGCCACCGCCACCCCAGGTCACAGCGCCAGAAGCGGCGAGTGCAGAGGTAGAGAAGGTCAACATTCCTACCTGATACAGGTAGTAGGCGACAGAAGGATGAACAACGATGGTGTCCAACTCTTCGCCACGCTCACCCAGAACCGAGCGAGCTTCAGCAACGTTGGCAGCAGACAGGAAGTTAGCTTCAACGCCACCAGAAGCGGCAGCCACAGCCTTGTCCAGAGCGTTACCGGACAGAGCGGTGCCGAACAGACCAGCAAGCTGAGAGAACAGACGAGCGCTGTTCAACTTGTTGATTGCGTCAGCCAGCTGATTACGGATGTGAAGCATGGGGTCTTCACCAGCAGCCAAAACTGCAACGTCATCTACGGCGTACGCAAAACCGCGATGGCAGATGGTTGCAATTTGGGTGCCAGTTCCGATCTTCTGGGGAGTCAGGTAACCAGCAGTGCTGGTGCCCCAGGTAGCGGTCCCGTCCATGATCTCCTCAGTGGGAGACACAGGATTGAACTCAGGAACTTGAATGCGAGTACCGCCTGCACGAGAATCAAGCAGGCTGTTGCGCACTACAGCGCCGCTCCGAAGGAACAGGCTGCGCTCTTTGATCGCCTCAGACACGTAGGTGCTGAGATTATTGCGCTTGACGATGTCCGCCAGAAGGACACCGCCGGAATAATTCTGAAATGGGGCGGCCATTTCGAACTCCAGTGATTAGGTTTGCGGGTTCAAGTCACGGACTTGAGTGGTGTCCCACGGGGACTAACGTCCGGCTTCTCTCTTCAGCACGGCTGCGAGATCAGGATCAGACGCTTCCAAGGCCATTTGCCTTGTTAGGTTAATACTACCCTCCATCCAAGGGTTAGCCATTCCAGCTGCAGCGGCAGTGGTGGTATTGGGTTTTGCACCCATTCCGGCAGCAGTTGTTGGCTTGAAATGATGCTCAAACCCTGAGCCCGGATTTTTGAGCTTTGCAAGATGCACATTGATGTCTTGCTCAACTCCGCCGTCAAGGATGACGACACGACCGTCATCGGTTTTTTTGAGGTTGCCTTGCATTAGCTGAAGCATCTGCTCGGCGTTAATAGCGCCTGCCTGGCTGATAGCAGACAAAGCGGAAGTCCTCATTGCAGCAGTTTCATTTGAAACCTTTAGGTCCTGCAACTGTCGCTCCAGGTCCATAATCTGCTGCTGTCGCTCCTGAGCGGTTTTGTTTGCCTCCTCCCAAAGAGGTTTGTACTGACCTTGTTTTTCAAGGTTTTTGACGCGATTTTCATCTTGCGTCTTGTAGACCTCTTGAAGTTTGGCTTTGATGCCCTTGAAGTCGTTTTCGGCTTCAGCGGCTTTCTTTTTGAGAGCTGCAATTTCAGCCTCATACTCAGCGCGAATGCTGGCTGAGTCGTCAGCAGGTGGAACGTTGATGTCAACAGTGCCAGCCACGGACTGGTCAGGAGCCGCCACGGGCGTTTCCTGGATGACCTGTTCTTCCATAATCAGGATTCAGATGCCGGTTCGATTTGCGCCTCTACATTAGTCTCTTCGACTTGAGGTTTTGTTTTTTTGGTGCGCTTAGGGGCAGGTTCGGGAATAATAGGCTTGCCATCAGCGCCAACAGGTACAATTCCGTGTGCTTCGCTGATTTCAACCATCTGCCACTTGTAAGTGCCATCAGGCTGTAAAACCTTGTCCAGTGATTGACTCATGACGAGAACGTCTTAGTTCAGGATCACTGTACCTGTTGTTCCAAGTCTTGCGATTCAGTTGAAGTTGGCAGGATTTCGCCGTTGACCAGCATCTGACGGAACTCCTCCCGATCAATGATGTTTTCGTTGAAGAGGGTAGCCAGAGCAGTCACATCCTGACCAATCAAGCGATGGAGGTCAAAGTCACGGCTGATGCTGACTTCAGGCGCTTCAATGCCGAGATAGTTAGCTGCGAGGTCAAATGACTTTTGCAAGCTTTGCTCAAGGTCAAGCGACACCATCGACAGCATCGAGTTAGTGTCTACACGATCCAGACGGCGAGCGTCAGCGGACTCAGCAACAAACTTCTGTTGGCTCAAAGTGCTGATACCTAAAGTCGCCATCTGCTGCTGCAGTTCTTGGATTTCGTTGCTTTGCGCTTCAAACGCACTAGATGCAGGCTCGACGTAATACGCCTTATTGCCAGGTTGCATCGCCATTGCGTAGTTCACGCTAATGACCATGTCTTTGGTCTGGTCGTCCCAGCCTTCAAGCACCAAAACAGGCTGTGAAGCGATGTGGAGGCTGTGAATCAAATCAGCTTGGCGTTGGAAGTGAGCCAAGTTGAGGTACGCAATATCCAGCAGCGGTGGCTTGCTGGTCATCGTGTCGGTTTTGTTGGCGTAGGTCGTGACTAGCGGGATTTCGTCCAAGCTGTACGGACCTTCCTCGATAAGCTCATAATCCGCTTTAGCGTCTGTCTGGTCGAACGCAGTTGGGTATGGAAACCCTCCCTGCATCTCCTGTTTTTGCTGATTCTGACGATAAATCCGGTAACGACCAGGCTCAATAACGCGAATTTGGTCATAAACCTTCTCTCCAAAGTCGCCATCAGCAACAACAGCTTTTTCGCCAATGCGAACTTGGATCAGTCGTCCGTAGTTTGATTCGCGGTCAAGTCGCCAGCCATAGACGTTGGTTGGATCAATTTCAATCCAATAGGGCCGACGATTAAGAGCACGCTCTTCTGCAAGACTTCTGGCATCCGAGGGAGACGGGAAATCAACGAGTGTGTGACAGTGGCCGTAGGTAAGAGCACAGATCAGTGAACGACGAGCGTATTCGTCTAAATCAGATCCACAGCCGTCAACGTCCTTGGCAAATACATCCGTCCAATACGGATCACCAACCAAACTGACGGGTTTACGCAGAATCAAACCTGCAGCAGCGCGGATCAGGCGCTGCGTATAGGGTGAAAACACCGCACGGTTTACACGTGCCAGGTACGCGGAGTAGTCCTCGCGGGGCTCAAGGGGGAGAAAGGCTTCGCTGTTTTCGCGTAAATACTCTGTCCCCAGACTGACCGCTTTCATAATCTCCCAGCCCTTCATCTGGTCGATTACCGCTCGCGTTCGCACGAACGGGCTGTCAACACTTCCCATGTAGGAAGAGCTGACGAGATGAGTGCGGACCAGGCCAGGGACTGAGTAGGTCATTTCACCACTTCACTTTGTTAGCCCAGTAGGCAGCACTGGTCTTGCCTTTTGCGATGTTTTTAGCGTGCCGCGCTTTGAAAGCAGCACGCTTTGCTTTGTCGGCTTCAGATTCGCCTTTTCGTGGCGGCTTGGTTTGAGCCCCTTGCTGACCAAAACGAATCAGTTTAGGTTTGCCATTAACCTTGACCACAACAGCGTGTGATTTACCGCTGGGGTGATTTGGGGTGCGGATTGGCTTGTCGTAGCCCTCAAACGTGTGGCCACCACTAACGATCGCCATCGAGCTAACCCTTATTCAAGGTTGCTGGTGATGGCACCGCTGGTGACGAAATTGCAGGTAGCAACGACAAGATCGCCAACAGTGGATGCAATATCCATGCTGGTAATGATGCCTGCGAAGCTGACCGAATCGGTGCCAGAGGTGGTGCCGGTAGTGAACAGCTCGAAGGTGGCGTCTGCAGTATCGCCAGTAGTGACGATGTCTTCGATGAACGAGGCTTGACCGGTTGCATCAGGGTCGTAAACCAGCTCAACAGTGCCGGAACCGGACACCAGGCTGCCAACAAAAGAACGGAAGGTGTCGCCGTGATCGGTGACATCCAGCGTGTCTTTGGTGATGTTCAGCGTCCAGCTACGAGTACCAACGATGGTTGCGTTGGCAGAGCCCGCAGCGTCAAACTGGACAGCACCTTCTTCGCCGCGAAGAATGGCCATGACTAGACGTAGGAAGGGTCTATACCCCGAAGTCTAACTCTTTAGTTGCGTAGCAACACGCCATTTTCAGGCTTAGTCCAAGTGTGATCACCTGGGATTGGCTCAGTGCCGTACTCCCAGGTGTCGTAATCCTCTTCGTTACGAGGATCCTCATCAGCCATGGTACCCAGCAACAATATGTGGAATTAGTGTCGCCGTCCCAGAAGATATGGAGTCGATGCGCATTCGGATCTTTGTAGCCGCCCTTCCAGCGTAGAAGTAGACGTATTGTCCAGCAGCATTGATGGTTTTACTGGTGTCAATCGTGAACCAGGTACCGTTGCCGTTGAAATTAGCCTCCAAGGCGAGGGTGAAGTTGGCGGAGCTGGTCACAGCTGCAGCGAAACTGTATTGGCTGCAGTGAGCGTCAATTTGAAACCAGTCATCTACGGCACTCATTGCGTTGCCGGTGTGCTCAACCGTGTTTGTAAAACGGTCAATCGCGGCAGTTCCAACGTTGGCCATGGTCATTTCCTCCGTTTTTTAGCTGTTTTGGCAGCTTGTTTGAATGCTTTTGCGGTTGGAGCGCCCTTCGAGCCCGGTTTACGCATTTTTTCGCCGCTACCAGCAGCAATGCGCTTGCGCTTGGCGTTGATATTGGCGTAGAGACCGGGCTTTTTCTTTTTTTTCTTTTTTTCGTCGCCGTAATGGGCAGGCATGACGACCGAGCGGGTACTACATGAAGTCTAGGCGGATTTAGCGAGGTCAACCAGCTCAACAATTTTCATTTTCCCCTCTTCGTTGCGCCAGCTAGGGGTCAAAACCTTCACCGTTGGCGGCAAAACCTGCTCTAGCTCCTGGATCGTGTTCCACTTGTGCTTGCAGTCCAGGCATTTACGCTGCCTGACGATTTGGCCTTCTTCAGTGTAGTAGGTGCCAAACACCCTAATTTCACCGCTAAAACACTTTGGGCAGGCACAAAGAGAGTACCGCAACGACTGGGCAACCATTGAACTTTAGTAGAGTCGATATGACGTTTGCCCCAGAGTTTCTGGCTTTGCAAGGTTAAATTGCTGTAGAACAAGATAACCAAAGGCGTCGAAAGCGTGGTCCACGCCTAGGTTTTTGTTCGGGAGGCCAGTCCCTTGAGCGTAAGTTAACGTACGCAATGCCTTGATCAGCTCTTTGCAACGCGGGTGGATCAGTGTCCGTCGCGCACCAGTAGCATCAAGCAGCGCTGTATTAACTGCTGTAATCTTATCTCGCACT